CACACGAAGCCTCTCTCAATGCAGACGGTGAAGCTCGGAAGGCAGGACTCAAGCGAGAAGAGGGGCACCTTATCAATGATCGCCGAGTCGCCGACGGATTTAAGGTCCAGTTTAATGGACCATTTTTACGAATCGTTTATAGCTCGGAGATTCGACTGCAAGAAGTAACGAAGGGCGGCTTTGAGGATGAGATGGTCTCTATGTTGTCCCAGGTAGCCTCTTTCCTTAAGAAAGAATACAAGAAGATTACCGGTGATTCTCTAACACTGACCAAAGACGGAGAACCGGAGGTTCTTGTCCAGAAGCTCTCTAACTATCGGACAGACGTGCGCGCTATGTGTAACTATAAAATTGGGGGCATTGGAGATGTCACGGAGGTCGAAAAAGGATCATCAGATGATCGCCTCGACAAAGCCGTACGAGACTGGCTAGCCCTAGGCCCGGGCAACAAGCGCCCCAAGAACGACACCCGTAAAGGTAAATAAACAGGTGTCATGGGATATCAGCTTACCAAGCAAGAGATTGTTAAAGAAGTAGTAAAATCTGGTAAAGACCCGGTACATTTTATTACGAGCTATTGTAAAATATCTCACCCCCAGCGCGGCCAAATCCCCTTTAAAACTTATGACTTCCAGGATGGCCTTCTAAAAGATTTTAGGGATTATCGTTTCAACGTTGTCTTAAAAGCAAGACAGCTTGGTATCTCCACTATTACGGCCGCCTATGTTGTGTGGCTGTTGCTCTTTCATCGCGATAAAAATATTTTAGTTGTAGCTACAAAGCTTCAAACCGCCACCAATCTGGTGCGTAAAGTTAAGAAAATAATGAAGCAGTTACCTCCGTGGATAAGGATATCTGAGATTCATATTGATAATAGAACTTCCTTCGAACTTACCAATGGATCACAGATTAAAGCTTCCTCAACCTCCTTCGACGCGGGCCGTTCAGAGGCATTGTCTTTATTGGTAATCGATGAGGCAGCCCACGTTGAGGCACTAGATGAGTTATGGACGGCGCTTTATCCCACCCTCTCAACTGGCGGCGGCTGCATAGCCCTTTCTACTCCTAATGGCGTAGGCAACTGGTTCCACAAGACCTGCGTTGAAGCAGAAGCTGGAACAAATGCTTTCCACAAGACCACTTTAATGTGGGACGTTCACCCCGACAGGGACCAATTGTGGTATGAAAAAGAAACGAAAAACATGTCGTCGCGCCAGATTGCGCAAGAACTAGAATGTAACTTTAACGTTTCTGGAGAGACGGTGATTCATCCTGATGATTTGATTTATTATTTGGAAAACGCCAAAGAGCCCAAATATCGTACGGGCTTTGATCGCAACTACTGGATTTGGGAAGAATATCAAGAGGAGAGTTCCTATTTGTTATCGGCCGATGTTGCCCGCGGCGACGGCCAGGACAATTCCGCATTTCATATTTTCAAGCTTGAGACTATGGAAATAGTGGCCGAATATGTGGGAAAGCCCAATCCCGACGATTATGCAGACATCTTATATAATGCAGGGAAAGAATATGGCACATGTATGATTGTAGCAGAAAATAATAATATAGGGTTTGCGGTCCTTAATAAACTTATTGAGAAAGAATATAATAACGTATATCATTCTACTAAGAATTCCCATGATTATGTCGACCCCATACAGGCCCAATGGATGCCCAATGTCATCCCAGGGTTTACAACCTCATCTAAAACGAGGCCGTTGCTGATTGCAAAGATGGAAGAGTTTATGAGGAACAAACTAATTAAGATTAACTCTAATCGGCTGTTATCAGAGATGAAAACTTTTATTTGGCACAACGGACGCGCTCAGGCAATGAGATCATATAATGATGATTTGGTGATGTCGTTTGGTATTGGATGCTGGGTACGTGATACGGTTTTAGTTGAGAATCAAAGATTAATAGAATATAATCGACACGCTCTTTCGTCGATTTCTACATCTTCGAAGAAAATGAGCGTCACAGTGCCGGGGATGATAGGTCATAAACGACATACCCAAGAGCGACGAAAAGAAGAAGCTCAGAAATTTAACGAGCAATATTTAGGCATTATTAAAGGATAAATAAATGGCAGCCCCCAACGACCGAAACAACCCACGCAACCCTGCGTCTCCCCTCTTTAAGAGGCTAACCCGACTTTTTGCGGGCCCCCTTATTAACTATCGCGCTCAGTTTACACGCGAAGAACGTCGATCGGCACTGGATAAATACCAGTATCGTTTTAAGAGCCTCAGCGGACAACAGTTCAAGCGCTCGGCTGACAACCTCTCGCGTAACTATAACATGCTTACGTCCGCAGCGATGCGGAATCAGAATCGTAATGAGCGTTATATTGATTTTGATCAGATGGAGTATATGCCGGAGATTGCGTCGGCCTTGGATATTTATGCTGACGAGATGACGACGTCGAATGAATACAATAAGCTTGTTAAAATCGATTGTCGGAATGATGAGATTAAAACCATTCTTGAAGCGCTTTTTTATGACGCTCTTAACATTGAGTTTAACTGCTTTAGTTGGGCTCGTACCATGTGTAAGTATGGAGACTTTTTTCTATATTTAGATATTGACGAAGTGCTTGGGGTCAAAAGTGTGATTGGATTGCCCTCCAACGAAGTCGAAAGGCTCGAAGGCCAGGATCCAACCAACCCCAACTATGTGCAATACCAATGGAACTCGGCAAATATGACTTTTGAGAACTGGCAGTGTGCCCATTTTAGAATTCTAGGGAACGATAAGCATGCGCCCTATGGAACCTCCGTCCTCGATCCTGCTCGCCGAATTTGGCGCCAGTTGGTGTTGATTGAAGATGCGATGCTGGCATACCGAGTTGTACGCGCCCCCGAGCGCCGCATGTTTAAGATTGATGTAGGCAATATTCCACCCCAAGATGTAGAACAATATATGGAGAAGGTTAAAACTTCTCTAAAAAGAAACTCGCTGGTGGACGATACCACCGGTCGCGTAGACTTACGTTATAATCCGCTTTCGGTGGAAGAAGATTATTTCATTCCCATACGGGGGGGAGTAGGGTCGGACATCACCACTCTTGCGGGAGCCTCGCAGCTTAACGACATTGATGATGTAAAGTATATTCGTGACAAACTGTTCTCTGCCATTAAAATTCCTCAAGCATATCTCACTATGACCGAAGGAGCGGCCGAGGGGGATACCACACTAGCCCAAAAAGATATTCGCTTTTCACGTACCATTCAAAGACTTCAACGAGCTCTTCTGTCGGAGCTTGAGAAGATAGCTGTTGTACATTTGTATACGTTGGGCTACCGCGGCCAAGATTTAATTTCGTTTAAGATAGCGCTTAACAATCCCTCCAAGCTTGCAGAACTTCAAGAGATTGAGCACATTCGAACCAAGTTCGACTTGGCCAACAATGTGGTCGAGGGCATGTTTAGCAAGAACTGGATTGCCAAGAATATTCTACGCATGACGGATGAAGAGTTCTTACGGAACCAGCGCGAGGCCTTCTACGACCGCAAGTATCAGGCGGCTCTAGATGCGGTTACCGAGCAAGGCGCCGCAGAAGGCGCCGCTGGAGGCCTTGGGGGCGACCTTGGAGGCGACCTTGGAGGCGACCTTGGAGGCGACCTTGGCGGGGAAGAACTCCCAGGCGAACTCGGCGGCGCAGAACCCGGCGGAGAGATCGCCGCCGGCGCCCCTGAAGCGGAGGGCGGTGAAGAGTCCTCTCTATTGGCAGCCCCCGCGCGCCACGAAGATGACCCCACTGACGCTAGCCTTCAGCCACAAGCTAAGGGGAAGAAGTATTACCCCAAAGAGGATGATACCCGTAAAACAAACAAGCGCGGACCTACAACACGAAAGTTGCGCACCCGCCCTCGCACGTCCAAGCGCGATATCTTCCCCGGTAGCAAGCTTTTGAACATCAACACACTTTATGAAGAATATGAAGCTACTTATAGTGATACCGATGAAATCAAATTACTTGAGAACACAAAAGATATTCGCAAGCTAATTATGGAGCTTGAAACAAAAGAAGCGGAGACCAAGAATAGTGAGAGTAAAGCATAATAAAAAAAGAAATACCGCATTTTTATATGAAGTGTTGGTAAAAGAACTGACAAAGTCTATTGTTGAGAAGAAACATAGCCAAAAGAGGTTCATCTCTACTCTGATAAAAGAAAGCTTTGGGGGGGCCGCTGTATTACGCAAGGAGCTGGAGTGCTACGCTACTCTTTTAGAGACGACCGACTTGGAGCTTCATGTTGCCGCCAAGCTGCTTCATGAGACCAAAGTTGCGCGTTCGCAACTAGATAGTAAAAGAATATTTGATTCTCAAACGCGAGTTATTAACAAGATTAACAAGGCTTTATCACAGGATGCGTGGGACACCTTTGTGCCTAACTTTAAATCGTTAGCAACGATTGCTTCTATATTTAACACAAACACCCCCGTTAAGCAACGAGTGCTACAGGAAGATACACTCATTAAGATGATGCATTCACCCGAAAAGATTGAAGAAAACAAGCTCCACTCTATTGACAATATAGTTTATAGATCGTTTGTGAAAAAGTTCAATGAGCAATATGTGGCGCTTCTAAGAGAGCAGAAAGATTTGTTAGGTAAATATATTGCATCTTTTGCAGACAACGGGCTTGAACTAAAGTTATATTTGAACGAAGAGATCGGGCGCCTAAAAAAGGAGATCACAGCCTCCCTAAAAATCGAAGAGGTATATGCCGACGAGTCTATGGTTAAAAAAACCCAACAAGTGATCAATGCTCTTAATGAGTTCAAGGATGCGGCCCCTACCCAAGAAGTTATTTCAAAAGTATTAAAGATACAACAATTGGTGCGGGAAATAAAATCTGATGATTAATATTAAGATTGGTGGCCCCCAAGCGCGCGTTGAACTACAGGCTCGTCGCACATTAGAAGGAAACCTTCTGATAATGGATCACGATCTAATTGATATTGTGCTGCTTCCAGAAAGCAGTAAACTTATGGCCTTTCCAAAAAGTCAGTCGGTTGAGGATTGTTATAATACCCAAACACGTCTTTTCGATTTTCTGAGTGACAAAGGGATTATCGATCGATCTACCATACAGGGAGGAAATATCTTCAGCTCTATAGAAGGCTTAATCCCTGAAAGCCAGCATGCTAATGGAATGCAGGCGGCTGTATATGTGATCTCTGAATTTATCGCCGACGAGACTGATGCCATGAAAACAGCCGACAACTATGAAAAGAATCTGGAGAAGTACTTTACAGATCCTTCGGATCGCGACTCTACAGAGCTTGGAGAAGTACCGCAGCAGGCTGAGAAGGGCGCGATGGTACCGGGATATTATTACATCCCCCTTCGTTATCGAATGTAATGCACGTTATAATGTGGCCTGTGCTTGAAAGCCTGGTGGTTTTTATTTTATGCGCGTATGGTCTAACACAAATTCTTTGCTTTTCAAAGGTTTTAGATCGCATTAGGCCCAAACATTATTTTTTTTCGTGTCCCATGTGCATAGGCTTCTGGGTGGGTGTATTTCTCTGGGGCGTTAATGGTCAGACGGAACTATTTATATTTGATGGCACGAATCTCGTAACGGGATTTTTGCTTGGCTGTTTAAGTTCGGGTACTTCATATGCTTTAAATATGATTATCTGTGACGATGGCATACAAATAGGA